CATCTGAAAACAAATTACCAGTCAAAGCAGACCAGATGTTCTCATACTTAGTGCGCCGGCCATTCAAAAACTTATCATCCTGATTACTGCCACGGCTTTCATACCGTTCTTGTAACATACTTGCTTCTGCCTCAAGAATCAAGAAAAAACAATCCTTATCTTCCTCAATAATATAGTCTAAAAACTTACCATTGAATAGACGATCACCTTCAAACACTACCGAGGATTCAGTCTCCGAAATAAACTTCTCTGCTTGTGGCTGGACCGCCATAGATAGGCGGTCCGTTCCCATTGCATAACCTTCAGACGGATACCATGGATCATACTTACCCAACACATAACAGTCAAGACTTTTACTGTATAGTGAATCCAAAAGAGGAACAGGCTTGACAACTCTCCAGTCATCTGCCTGTTCCATATACCTCTTAACTAATGTGGTCTTGCCCGTACCAGGAATGCCACCTATACCAATAATCTTATGCATATTTCACCTTTATAGTTTTTGGACATATATCAAAGAAATCTTCATCTCTTATGATAAGATTATGTTGAACATATGAGCCAAAGTCATCATGCCCTCGAACTGATTTTCTATCATTAGCAATATTCATCAGTTTTTTTCTATTGTCAATTAAATCTTCTCTCCGAATCCAAATAGCTTCATTATGTTTTTCTCTGATATAAAGGATAGAATCGCTTTGTTTTTCTGGATTAAAAGCCCATCCTAACCTTTGTTTATTCCCTCTTGTCTTTTTATAACAAAGCATGATGTCTTGAAAATCAGTATATCTAAACTTTACATCAACAATGTATTCCTCTTCTTTTTTAGTGACAGGATCATAAACCTTAACAGTAAAGTCTTTACCATCATAATCTTCTTCAAAATCAATCCCAGTATACTCATGAACTGCACGGGCGATTTTACCAACTGATTTCCAGATTGCTTTTGCAGCATCATAATGAATATTATTTTCCATACTATTCTGTTCTTTTGATCGATTTTCTTTAAAATTATTAGACATCTAACCACTCCAATCTTTTAATATATCCCTCATCTAAGTATGAGTCAAACCAAAACTTCTTAATACCAGATTTATCTAACAAATCTTCGGCTAGAGTCTCCTCTCTAGCTTGCCACAACACCTCCCAATCAATACCATACCAACCATCACGAGAGACTTGAGTTATCTCCTCAGCTTGTCGATCAAGATAGTATCCAAGATATCGACCATGTTTTCTACGAAAGATTTTTTTATAAGAACAAAGACAGGTCTCAAAGGTAAAGTTATCAGCCTCTGTAGCGATCTCTGGATATCTGCTCTTAGTTTCCAATATAATATCTTTAGCAGCATCTTCGAGATATTCATACTCTTTTTTAGTTAATTTCTTGTCATAATCATCGTCTTTCCCGAGACCCATAAGCAGACCATTACGATGAGATTTAGATCCAGCGTAATCATTGAGCATCATACTAGTTGGATCAATCTTTATATCACATGTATGTTTGAGATGTTGTAGATAAAACCACGTGGAGTAGCGACCAAACTTATAGAGATCATCTTTGACGCCCATCCATAAATTATCGAAAGACTGACTTTCATTGTCGCCATAGTATGATTCAATTTTTTCCTTTTGAGTTTTTTCACCAACGAATTTTTGATACGAGGCAAACATTTTAGGGAGATGACCCTTATTCCACTTTGTATCAGTTTGATAGCGTAGACGCAAATAATTTTTTGTATTCCAATCCATCATGCGTGATACGGTGGCAAGCTCAAAGTCTGGAAACTCATTCATGAGAATCCATGCAGTAGGAAGTTGATAGGTATTCCCATAGAGCCAACAGAACCAAATTTTCTGCTCCTCGTTATGCTCATACCTATCATTTAAATAGTTAGTTAACCAGACCGCTGGATCGCAGTCCTTATACTTTAAGGACCAGGCGAACCAGCGAACTAGATTATCTCTCCTATTTTCGTTTCCTTGGTATTCCATACTAACCGACAAAGGACTTCCAGAGTTCAACCGCCTCATCAAGATCAGCAACCGGGAAGGAAAGCGAATCCTTGTTAGAGGTGGTATCGATATCATACTTGTGACCAAGGTTTGCGACAACCTTTTTTGCCAAGTCATCGAAGGTGCCAGATTTGGCCTTCATATAGACAGAGACTTGCGGTTCACGAGTAGAGATCTTGATACCGAAATACTTGTTATCCTTTGCACCAGTCTCGATAACGAACGAGGTGCCACGAGTTTCAGTGTAACCAACAGTGCCACGAAAGACACTCTCATGCTTGCCATAGAAGTCAACCAACTCAGCAAACATATCACGCTGACCCTCTTGGAAGGTGTTGAAGAGAAAACTCAGATCAGTCATAACAAAACACTCCTTGTAGCGCCCAGAAACAGCATTATCTTTTGGGCTTTCAGTTGAGATCAGATAAGATTCGAGAAGGAAAGACTGCCAGTGCTTTTTGTCCTCGAATCTTTCAAGGTTGCGAGCAATAATCACACAGTCGGCGGGATCATACTCTTTGTCGACAACATGAGCCCAGCAACGATCGCCATGCCCTTTACCGACATACTTTTTTTCGCCAGTGATTCGATCAATGTAAGCATAAACATACTGACCAAGACTGTCGAAAAATTCACCACTAGGTTTTTTCATGTCACACTCCGTAACGACTTACAAAACCTACTATACCTGATCTAAAATTGTTTTCAAGCAAAAAATGCACTTAAATCCATTTTTTTCATATAAGGTCGTAACCAGTATGGACCAAGACTATCAATGGCCTCTTGTGTCCTTATTTTTTTCTTTGAGCCGAATCCACTCCAGTCCTCTGCCAAAAACTTATCAACTTGTTTGGGTGGAGGAAGATGATTAACAGGATCTTGAATAGCTTGATCTCTGTAAGCACATTGCTCCTCTCTCGAACGGAATAAAGGTTGATCTGATCGTATTGAACCCGAAGGATCAACAGACCAAAAGATCAACCCATTACGGACATGCCAGCCAAGAGAGGATGGGGTGCAGGATATCTTCAAACGTGTTGAGCCTTTCTCATCAACTGCATATTTGAGATATTCATCCCAAACTTTCGAGGCATATCCCTTACCTTCTTTACCTTGGACAGTTACGATCTCATATAAATTAGTATAACCATCTCTGTTAAATGTAGCAAAAATCATAGAGACGATACCATCGTCCTCTAATGCAATAGGTGGTGTTTTTTCATAATTGTGAAAGCGAAACCAAAGACTGTCAGCTGCTCGCAGAAACTTAGTATTGTCTCCCGCAGGAGAGTTTTCAAGAACTTGTAAGACTTCTTCACGAGTTAATAACTTCATGGTTGTAAGTCATCTCCATCAAAATCAACACGTTTTGATCCTGATAAACCAGAGCGGACAGCAATATCTTTAGTCGAGGTGATTATCGTATTCCAACTATCTTTCCACACCCACAAAGGTCTTTTACCATTTCGAGTATAAGATATATCACCTTTGTTGTCAATAGAGATCATAGAAATAGAAGAGCTTTCCCACTCTATCAACGGATCTTTATCTTCTAAGATTGTATGAAGCAATAACTCACTATCATTCTTGGTTTCAGTAGAGATCCCATAAAGTTGCAGCCAAGACTCTGGTAACTCTTGGCTCACCACACCATTATGAACAATAGACAATTGATCATTAGATATTGGTTGATTGTATTTTAGATCACTTGTACTATATCTACAATGACCTATTGCTAGTAAACGGTCTCCATCTACCCATTCAGCTATATCATCAATGTTTTTAACAAATTCTTCAGCTGGCTTATCTTCTTTGATAGTAGTAAGTTTACCTTGTTTGTAATAGGTCACACCAGTAGCATGTTTACCTCTAATTTGAGACTGTAAAAATAACTCTCTGACTAAATCCAAGTCAGGGTTAGTCAAATCTAGACCAATGACTGCACACATTAGAACAACGTATTGCTAGTGTTTACTATACGGTCTTCATCATCCATATTATGCTTTTTCAAATAATCACCCCATTCATCGCTTGACCACATGTTTGGCGATACACCATTCCAAAGATGTCTCTGATACTTATGGTTTGGATCTTTACGACGTTCCTCAACAAACTGCTTACGAAGATTTTCGTACTTCCAAGATTTAAGGTCAAGCATTTTCTCACGAAAGTAAGCAACGATAGAGACACGGTCATTATCATCACCCTCAAACTCTGTATTACCATGAATGCCTTCATGATTGTTAACCAATAATAAATCACCTGGCTGTAGATTGATCCCGATGCGATACTCGGGAAGTGTGAAGATACAACCTTTCCAACCTTTGCCGATGCCAGAAATATTAGAGAACCCTGATGATAGATCACCAGCATCTCGATGGGCTGCTGTACGGAAATCATAGTTTACTGTTAGTGTAGTAAATACAGTCTCATCAATTAGGAACCGAGGGTCTAATTTATCAGCAGCGGCTCTCTGAGCGCCCCAGCGAGCTGGAAGCTCCCTTTTAAACACATCATTTAGTTTTCTTAGGTATGGAAACGATTTAGCGAAAAGCTCTGGATACCTATCGTTATAACCACATGCACGACCAAACGGAACACGAGGATAACGATCATAGAAACCAGCAATGCCTGACATTACAGATTGTGCGTAGTTTGTATCAGACATATAAGAACGAACTTCTTTTGCAGCTTGTGCTCTTTGCTCTTTATTAAGGTCTTTTGTTTCCTCAAGCCACTTGTCAAACCAACCTTCATACTGACCAAATCTTGGAGTAATCTTCGATCGAAGCCAAACGATTCCTCTAGTTTCATCAACTTTCTGTTCGCCCTTTTGAGGAAATTCATCAATCAGAGGAGGATTCTCATAATAATCAATGACTGAAAATTGATAATCAGTCACCCAATCTCGACCACCTCTGCCTTGAGAGTTTAACCGATCACCTCTTGGGCCAGCAGCCATTCCACGATTCTGTGACTCTGTAGCCGCATTACGCAAACCTTCGTAAGCAGAGTCCTGTTCTTTTTTAGTAAACACACCCTTACGAAACTTAAAGATGATATTACTCTCATCTTTTTTAGTAGGTTCTAGAGGATCAATGGCATATAGATCCATATCTTCTGAAATAACTTCATCAAAGTGAGAGTCATCAATAAAAGTTCCTAGTACACTCTCACAATCCTCTTTATACTTACCAACAACCTTAGTCATTAAGCAGCCCTCTTTTGTTTCCTTAAAAACAATTTGTAATCTTTATCAGCCTTCTCTCGATGATATCGAGTAGCACGAGATCGAAAGTCAATACCCTCCATGTGATCATATTCATGCTGGAATATTCTACTAGTATACCCGGTAAACTTTGCACTGTCACGTAAATCTTCAACCGTTGACATACGAACTCTGATCTCTACTGGGCGTCGAACAGATAAAAGATATCCAGGAAATGATAAACAACCCTCTTCAGCAACTTCTTGCTCATCGCTATAATTGATGATGTTAGGGTTAAATATAGGAATGATCGACTCTTTGTTAGTAGGGTTTCCCATTACAAAAACTCTAAAAGGTAATCCAACCTGATTCGCTGATAAACCAACACCACCTAGATCACACATGGCCTCACTTAATAAATCAACTAACTTTTGCGGCTCCATAGGTGGATCATAAAAATCAAATCGCTGTGTAGGCTGATATAAAAACTCATTATCTAATTTTAATTTCATGCTGCTATCCTTGAAAAATTTCCTTGCTTTTCAAAACGAATAATTGATCTGAACTTGTCAATAATTACATCTCCTTTGTGACTTACTATAAAACAATTAGTGTCAGCTGTCAAGCCTTCTAATATCTTTAAAAATTCTTCAGTGCCATTCCCATCTAATGAACTATCAAAAACTTCATCCATGATAAGTAGATTGGTGCTGACACTGTTACGCAACTTAGCAACCGTGCGCCAGGTAAATAGTAGCGATAAGTCAATGCGCATTTTCTCGCCTTCACTAAATGAGTCATAACTAAACTCATCACGGAAGCGTGACTTAATTTTCTCATTAAAGCCTTCGTCGAGCTCGAACTGGACGAAGAATCCTAGCTGCTGAAGATAATGATTGATGAGTTTATTCATCACAGGAACATACTGCTTAATTATTTGCGATTTGATACCACTATCACGGAGCATATCAGATCCTACTCGGAACATAGTTTGTTCTTCGCCTAGATCCGTTTTTCTCTTCTGGTATGAAATTAACTCTTTCTTGAGACTTTCAATACTAGTATCATTGTTTTTTACTTCTTCAACCTTTTTAGATAATTCAGAAATCTCTTTATTAAGAGAGGAGACGAACTCATTATAAGTATAGACATTACGATTGCAGTCAGAGATATCACTATTGATACTCGTAATTTCCTGGGTGACCTCTAATATTTCGTTAAGTCTATTCTCTAGCTCGCCTCGTTTTTTCTCTAAGGCTTCGATAGTTAGATTAGTCTCTGACAGTTCTTCACTACGAGACTCAACCATCTGTTCTTTGAAATGAATAGAGATATCTTGATTACAGGTAGGGCAGTTTTCATGGTCATGGAAAAATTTAATTTGCTTAGAGATATTTTTCACTCTTCGCTGGAGCGTTTCGAGTCCTGTTGTAACTTTTCCTTTTTTATCTTCAGTTTGGTTCTTGTCAGAGATTCTATCTTCCAAAGCTCTAACTTCATTCTGAAGATCTGATACTCTTGTGGTTTCTTCTTCAATCTTTGTCTCAAAGTCAATAATTTGTCTTTGCTTCGCATCTATCGTCTTTCTATGGTTGGATACCATAGTATTTAGATGCTTCCTTTCCATCTCAATCTTTTCCTCTATAAGATCAATCTGATATTCAATCTCTCGAATATCACCCTTATTTTGAGAGATACGCTCTTTAAGAAGGTTATTCATAGTAGAGAAGATCTGTAAGTCAAGTAAATCTTCAATGACTTCTCTTCGCTGCGAGGCACTCAGTTGCATAAACGGGACAAAGTTTGACGACCCCAACACTACAACTTGACTAAAAGATTTGTGATTCATCTTGAGAATATTTTTCTCGAGATAGTCTTGATAGTCACGCACAGAAGCGTTCTGACTAATCAGATTGCCATTTTGATAAACCTCAAAGATACCAGGCTTGATACCACGACGTATTAAATATGACCCCTTCCCTACCTCCAACTCGACCTCAACAAGCAACCCTCGTTCATTAACAGAGTTGATTAGCTGTGGTTTGTTAATCTTACGAAAAGGTTTGCCATATAATACAAACGATAATGCATCAAGAACGGTGCTTTTGCCGGCACCGTTCTCTCCAATGATCAATGTTGTTTTATTGCGTAGAAAGTCAATCTCAGTAAAAGCGTTTCCTGTACTTAGGATATTCTTGTACCTGATACATTTAAATGTAATCAATATTTACTCCAAAGTTAGAGCCTCGGCATATAAATTATGAAATAATCCTTTGAGTTTTTTCTTGCTGACAGCAGTTTCAATCTGATCGACATAGCCCTCTAACATTTCCATAGTGGACTTAGCTTCATCTATTATACCGTTTTCGTTGTCCATGTCAAGGTTTAAAACATCTTCAATGATCTGTAAATTCTGAACTCCTGCCCTCTCGATACGCTCAACGAACAAGTCAAATAGATATGGATCTCTCTTGTTCTTGACGATTAGCTTTATATAGGTGCTATCGAAAATAGAAAAATCTATGTCATCTAAGCTCTCAACAGTCATATCGCTGTCATCGTAGTTGAACTTGTAGAACATCTGTAACGGATTAGGCACAAACTCTAACTCTCTTGTCTCTGTATCGTAGATATGAAAACCTTTCTGGTCTTCAAAGTCACTCCATGTCATTTCATATGGACATCCAAGATACGAGATATTACCCTCTGTAGAACGATGATGAAAATGACCTGAGAATACCTGATCAAACTTTTTGAACTCTTCTCTATCAAAGCCACTATCGCAGAAAGCGCCACGATGCATCTCAAACCCATTTAGCTCTAGGTGACCCATCATAACTTGGCTCTTACTACTCTTGACTGTTTCCCAAGTTTCATTCCAGTTACTAGCACAAATCCAGGGCAACATGAGAATATCAAGCCCATCAATGTTAATCTCAGTGGGCTTGTCAATTAGATTGATCTCATACTCGCTCGTGCCATATAACTGATCAATGGCATTGATATCAAGTTTGTTACGAAAGTAAATATCGTGATTGCCGATGATGCACCAGAACTTCATACCACGATCAGCGATTGGTTTGATAAGGTCTTCATGTAACTGGTTAGATGATACAAAGTTAATGTACTTACGACGGTCAACAATATCACCTAGATGAATGATGTGGTCAATGTTATTGTCGTCAATATATGGAAAGAATACTTCATTCCAGAAACGAGAGAAGAATCTAGCAAACACTTGATTGTCATTACGAGCGCCGAAGTGTGTATCGGTGACAAGTGCTACCTTCATTTATTAAACCTCTTTTCTTCGAAATCTTGAATAAACATAGATGCATTCTCAGATGCACCCTCGCTTGATTTAATTAATTCTCTATCTTCACCACTTAAAACAGAGTCTAGATTAAATTTTTCGGTCGCTTTATATTTTGTATATAAAGCCTTTTTCTCTTTTTCTATACGTCTCAGATATGCATAATAAATGATTTGTGTAAAATAAGCAAATGGATTTGTAGACTTATCAGGATTAAAATTATCAATATACATAATACAGTTTTCGATTCCATCACCAATCATCTCTTCTTTAAAAGGATAATTAATAAAGTTTGCTTTGTTAGAGAGTTTATAAGCAATACGCATAATACAATCACCAATATAGTTTGGCACACGTGGTGGCTCTTTACCCTCTTTAATAGCTTTTTCTCTACTATCACGATATCTTAGCATCTCAGCGTAGAATTTTTTATTATCTACATAATGCTCTCTGTTCTGTACTTTTTTCATAACTTCTCCTTATTAGGGAATACAATTCATAATATGATAAAATCATATTCGTGACAAGATAATTTTTTTCTTGACAATCACTTGACAAAAACATACATTTACTATGTACCCTGTTAATGCATAGTGCCTTTGATGCTATCAAGTAATCTAGCCATAGCATTAGAAGTTGGTTTAGGAGCATTATATTCATATTCAGACTCGTTTGAAGTTTTAAACTCTTCATACTCATCATACGTATCTTTAAGATATCTCTCATAATACTGTTTAATATCCTCGTCTACTAAACCGACAGTTAGTATGTGCGTTACACCGAAAAAATAGTTTCGACTTTTAGACATACCATTAAATAATACTGTAAAAAACACCTCACTATTTTCAGTGCTGCAGACAACAGGATTTTTTAGTAACATACCATAGGCTGTAGCGTTTAAAATTTTACCGATAATTGTTTCTCCGGTAGTTAGTTGAACGATACGGTAGCGATCTTTTTCTAGCTCCTCTGAGGAAAACTCTCTAAAATCGTTTTCTTTCATATTATTTCTCCAAATCTATAGGGTAAAGTTTATATTCGAACTTCTCTTGATTGTAGATTTTCACTCGTTCGTACAAATGTTTTAGCGTATAGTTCACGTGCTTTTTATATTTTAGATCATCGCCGATATCAAATAATGTACATTGATCTTTATTGTCGCTTGTTCTCAAACCACGACCAATAGATTGTAAATTTCTAATTTTACTCTTAGAAGGACTGGCAAATATAATATTGTGTAAAGCTCTAATATTAATACCAGTAGAAAAAGTACCATAAGAGGCGATAATGATCGCATTCGTTTCTTTCTCTGTAATCTCTCTGACAGACTCCCTAGTCTCACCGTCAGTGCCACCGAATACGAAAAATAGTTTACGATCCTTGCTTATTTTATTATTTATAAGATCGTAAAGTATCTTGCCATGCTTCTCAACATACTGGAATAGAACTAATGTATTACCATTCAATGACAATGTAAGATTCTGAATAAACTTATTACGTTTCTCATTACCGACAATAAAGTCCATCTCTTGTTGGTACTTCAATTTGGTATTGTCTTTGCAAGTCTGCTGAGAATACTTTAGCACTAGTATTTTGATTTTAAGATTCGCAAGTTGATTATTCTCCATCAAGTCTTTTGTTTTAATCAGAGACTTGACAGGACCAAACAACCCTTCAAGAACAAGTTGGTGCGTCTGTGATCCATCAAGTGTGCCAGTGAAACCAAATCGATACTTAATGTCTGTCATCTTTTCTAAAATAGAAGTCAATGACTTGGCTTTGAACAAATGTGCTTCATCACCAATAACGACCCCAAACTGGTCATAGAACGCTCTAGGCTGCTTGTACACAGACTGCCACGTGGTAATGACTACATTGCTATCAATTTCGTTTTTCCAAGACTTATCGGTGTCTCCGGTGATTTTTAGCACTTCAAACGGACCTTGATTGTAATCTTCAAAGTCCTTTGCTAACTGATGCACCAGTGAGATAGTTGGTACAATAATAAGTTTTTTATGAGGATAAAAACGTGATAACAGGTAAATCATCAAAGACTTACCAGAACCCGTTGGCGACAACAACAGACATCTATTATTACGAATGGCATGTACAAAACCATTGATCTGATAATCACGAGGAGTATGTTTTACTTTTATACTTTGAACAAACTGGCCACACTCGAAAACTGAAAACTCATTAGCTGATTCGAGTTTATCTTCTACCTCTAAAGTATAATCTCTATCCTCTGCAAACCTTTTTACTTCACGTATTAGACCTTTATAAATTCTCTGATTATTTAAGTTATATAGTCGTATTTTCCCATCCCACATACGAGATTTATATGCAGGCATATACTTGTAGCCAGGAACGTAAAATGAAAAATGATCGTGTAACTCTTGTGCAGTGCTGCGTTCACAGTCTACCCTTACGAAAACTTCATTGTGCTGTTTGATAATAATATCAGATAGCGCCGTTGCTGAACTTTCTCCATTCAATAGCGTTTCTAATGTTCCATTGTCTTCCATTAATCGCCTTCATTATTTCTTCAACCACATCAACGATCTCTTGTTGATAAGATACCCGCAGGTTAAGTTCAATCATATCAGAGTCAGTATCGACATAGGTATTTATCTCAGCTTTAAGAACTGTTTTTAGGTAAGGTTCACGCTTAATTATAGCTAAGTCCTCGGGGTTGTTTAGCTCACCACGATAGTACTCTGCTAAAGTCTTAGAAAGCTGCTGTTTCTTAATGGTAAGTCGACGTAACTTCTGACGTTCTTTAGTGAGAATATTGAGCCACTTAGCATGAAGATTAGGTATCTTCAAGCTCTCTGTGTCTAAATCAACATTATCCATCTTCACATCTTCAGACCATAGGTCCATAATATTTTCAATGTTCACATTTTCACCTTTGTAATTTTTTTCACATTAGCTATTTCTTGTCTCTTTTTATTCTCAAGTGCGTTCTTTGATTTCTGTTCTACTAGCTTAATTTTCTCAGCATCAACTACCTTTTGATATTCTGTTCCAAAGTAAAGACCTGTAAAGTATGACACAACGATTATGGTTACAGTGAAAAATATAGAAATCCACATATCTTTCTCCTATACTGATTCGATGACATAATCCCTATATCTAAAAGTTGCAGTTGCCTCTAGGTAGTCAATATCTGTCGCACCTGTATTGAATTGCAGCTCTGAGATAGATTCGGGGAACATACCTCTGAACTTAACACGAAGGTTTGGATTATACTTGCTACTTAGAATAACAAGGGTGCCATCTGATAAATTGTTTTGGTTAATACTAGCATTTTGAAATCTTCTGTATTGATCAGGAGACTCAGGCGAACCTAAACCAACGAGCCAGTTATATAACTCTAAAAAGTTTTTCATATCTTCATCCACTCTAAATGTAACATTAAAAGGAGAAAAAGTCAACTTTTCTCCTGGAAGAGGATAATCAATGGCTGGTGTTGGTAAAGTAACAGCACCAGATAAACTAATACCTGGTAGCCCCACACCTTGTGAGAAATATGTCATTGTAGGTAAACGATCAAATACTAATCTGAAACCAGTTTGACCTAACATATTTTTGTTTATTGGTTCTGTCATAATACCTCCTAACACTCTATTTATACAAAAAAAGAGGGGAGCCGAAGCTCCCCTCTAGTTCTTGTTGGGTTGTCCCCAATCTTATGATTACATAAGGTTGCTGACACCGACCAAGCGATAGTAGATATTCTTCTTGGCGAAAGCAATCGCACCATCAGCGTTTGATGTAGCGAATGGGTTAGCGACCATGCCATAACGAGTTTTGAACCCGATTTTTGGCTGGAATGTGTTCTCGCCAACTGCACGAACCATTTGTAGTGGAACGTATGGGCAGTAGAAGAGGCCAGCATCAAAAGCACTTGCGCCTTTGTAACCTAGTGTGAAGTATTGCTTGCCAGAGGCAGAAGCAAAGTATGGATCAATGTAGACACGGATCCGACCGTTTAGAACACCAGCGAAAGTGTTGCCTGTGTCATCAACGTTTAGGTTATTGCTAAGAGCAGGTGTGTAATCTAGTACACCAGCCATTTGTAGGGCAGAAGCAACGTCTGAAGAACAGATCATTACGTTACCTTTACCACGACGAGTGGCTTTAGCAATGGCGTTTGATTCACGCTCGATTTGGAAGATCATGCCTTTGAAACGCTCGACGCTCCAACGACCATTTGCGTCGACGTCTAGATCGAAAGTGCCGGCAGTTGTTACGTTGTCTTGAGCACCAGCTGTAGCGGTGTAGTTGACTGTGCGAACAACTTCACGGTTGATTTCGTTCAAGATTTCAGCAGATAGGATATTGGCTAGTTCTGTTTCAGCGTCAAGACCATGGATTGCTTTAAGGTCTTGTGCTAGTTCCATGGTGTACTCAGCTTTTAGAGCACGTGAAACTGCTGTAACAGAAACTTTCTCGACTGAGAAAGCCATTTCTTGGAAAGCGTTCTGTGTGCCATCGCCGAGAGCTTCAGCGTCGGCTGTTGACATACCAGTGCCGACTGTGTAGCCAGTACCAGAAGCACGAGCTGTTGGGTCAGCGCCTGACTGAGCGTTGTTACCACCGTCATCAATGACACCTAGTGAAGCAGTGTTACCGGAAGCAGAAGCAGAGAATGTGCTTGGTGCTTCGTTGAATAGTGCTTCTGTGCCAGCTTGACCGCTGAAACGTGAACGCATGGCAAAGATAAGACCAGTTGGGCCAGTCATTGGCTGGACACCAGCAATATCATATGCGATCATGTTTGGCATGGAACGACGAACGAGTGAGATGAGAACTGGATCGAAGATATCGATTGCGCCGGTTGATGCATCTGAGGATGAAGCGCCCATTGCGTTGGTTGGTGCAGCTTCGCCCAATAGTGATGGCATGTGATAACCGCCAGAACCCATTGCTGCTTCTTTAGCAGCTTTCTCTTGGTTTTCGAGTAGAGTGGCTGTAACAGAACGACGATGAACATCTTTGATCTCTGGTAGATCGCCGTGTTCAAGAACTGGTTGCCACTTCTTGACTAAATCTTCAGTAAGCATAGATTTTACTCCTTAGTTATGAGTGTTACTTTTTATTTATAATAATATTATTTCTTGACAGTTCTAGAAATTGCGCTCATATACTGTGCCATTTCACCAGTTACCTTTGGTGCAGAAGTCTCTTCTTCAAGAGGCTCTTCTTCATCAAAAATGGTTTCATTCTGAACTTCTTCTTCAATCTCTGAGAAATATGTGTCTTTGATCATTTCTAACTTCTCTTTGAAGTCTTCTTCAGAAACGAACTCAACACCTTCAGAAAGACCTTTTAGCTTCTCTTGTTGAGCGACTGTTAGGCCTCCTGAAACTTCAGCAAAAGTTGAGTCACGGTAAAGTGTCTCGACTGTCTGAGAGAGTTCAATATTTTTCTGTAATTCTTTATTAAGCTCTTCCTCAAGTGAATCAACTTTATCTGATAGCTCGCCGAGGACATCAACTTTTTCCTCTGGCATTTCAATATAGCTCTGTTCAAAGAGTGATTTTAGACCACCCATGAACTCTTCAGCGATTTCAGTACGGATACCATTTTCGATGGCAAGACGATTACTATCCATCCACTGCTCAACAACATAGTCGAGAGCACCATCTAGTTTCTCTACCATTTCTTCTTTGATTTCGTCTTCTTCGAATCTTTTAGCAGTTTCGATATTCTCAACGATATCATCCATGGCTTCGTTGATTTTAGCAACGACAGTAGCTTCAAAGATGGTGGTTGCTTTCTCTTTAAACTCCTCTGATAACTCTTCATCACCAAAGAGAGCAGCAACATCATCAGAAAGATCGATGTCTTCTTTCTTCATTTTCTTACCGTAATGCATATTTTCTTTCTTGGCATGAGCCATTTCTTTATGCATACCTTCTTTTTTCTCTTTTTTACCATGAGCCATTTCTTTATGCATGCCTTCAGCTTTTTCTTCATCATCTTTAGGCATCTTATCCATCATCTCATGATAGGCAGCTTGTAGGTCTGCTTTTTTCATCTCGCCATAATTTTTCATCATAGCGTTTAGCATGCCCATTTTAGTTTGTGGGGCTTTATCGCCTTGTGACTTGCTACCAGGAAGAGGTTTGGCCTTAGCGGGAGTTGGCTCTGGAACTTCAGAGGGATCGCCCATTGATGCCTTTTTCTCCTGAAGATCTTCAGCGTCTTCAAGGACTTCTTGATTTTCATCTGACATAATACGCTCCTTTACAGTGAGTTTATAGTTTATTTATAAAATGTATTTATTTACCATTAAATTACAGTTTCTTCAGGAAATTTTCAAATATTTTGAGTTTAGTTTGTTCTAAATCTGCTTTACTTACTGTATTAATTTGTTTTTGAGATTGTTCAACAAACTGCTCAACCCACTTACCACCTTCGTAGACCCACTCAACTCCTTCCATGATGCCCTCTACGAAAGCGTCTGGAGCGGATGGATCAGCAACAATATCTGCAGCAGTAGCAAGATAGAAGTCACTTTGAACTTCATTCACACCGTTTTTAGCTTTCAGGCTTCCCATTCCTCTAGAGGAAACACCAAGTGAAGCGCCTTCTCTAATTAAATTCTTTACGATATTCCCATAAGGTGAATCCATAATTTTAGCTTTACCCATGAAGTTGTCACCGTCTTGCTTTAGTTCTTTAATCATATGTGACACACGTTCAAGGTTAATAGTTGGTCCCTGTGGATGACCTAGTTCACCGAAAGCACGATTCTTTTCGACGTACTCTTTATTATATCTTGCAACTTCACGCTGCAATACCTCTGTTGGGTAGATACGACCATTACGATTTTTCTGATTAGCTTGCATGAAGACACCTTCGATGAAAAACTCTTTTTCACCATCTTCATTTGCTTCTGAGATATATTCGATAGACTCATGTACTTCGGTGATTAGTTTCATATTACTCTCCTGATGCCTTATGCATCTTTACAATAATAGTTCCTGTACCACCACTTAATGTGCAATTTAAGTTAGCAGTCAAATCACCTTGTGATACTTCTAATCTAATACCATTTCCTTGGTAATCTTGATGGCCATTACCAGCAAGTTCTGCCATAGTGTTGGCACCTCTTTTTACAGTCCAGCGTTGACTTGCTGCCACACTCCACATAATTTCTGAGATTCTCATCTCAGTTACTGTTTCACCAGCAGAGTTAGCTGCTGGTAAAGTAGCATGATTTAGTTTGAAGCCATCAGTATCTGTGGCACGTAATACTACATAACCACCTGGCTTATTTGATTTCGTTGTAATAGGCATTATCCAGTCCTCTTAGCAAATGTAAGCATCTCTTTGTAAGATTTCTGATCTTTCATCATTTCTACTTCCATACGCTTACGATTTTCTGGGTTCAACTCTTTCAAAACAGTATTGAACATTTTAGCTTCATCAGGACTGACTTTAACTGACTTACCGTCTTTCAACTTCATCATGCCAGCCTTGACTGCCTCATCAAGCTCAATTCCTTCTTTTACAATCCTTCCATCATAATCCATAGAAGTTTCCATAGGAACATAACCAGTGTCACCTACTCGACCGCCTGATGTTTTACCAGAATCATTAGTAATTTTGATTACATATACTTTAGCGCCATTTCGCACTTCAGTGCCTGTAATCTTACCACTAATGTAATGGTTTTTATTTCGTTCGAAATCAAATGCTTTAATGGTATCGCCCTTTTTAAACTTTCCTTCATACTTTAATTTTTCATCAAGTTCAACTTCTTCTTTTACGCTATCATATCCTTTGTGATATTCTTTTGCATGAGGTCCATATACATCACTTGCATTTGCTCTTTTTTTACCTTTTTTGGCATCTGAAACGCCTTTTTTATAAGCAAATTTCTTATCGTCCATGGCCTCAGTTACTTCTTCCTTGACAGTCTCAGCTTTTTTATCACCCTGTGACTTATCACCTTTACGAGCGGGTGTCTTGCCAATCTTATCACGAAACTGAGCAAACTTTGTATCACCTGAAGTTCCTTGATTTACAGGTTTGTCCTCACCTCCAGCATTATCGGACTCAGCATTTTTAGTAACTGCTTGATCTTTCTGCGACTTAAACTGATTGTCATCTGCTACAGGGTGAGCAATGGATACTGCTGTATGAAGATCAACGAACTCAGCCTCACCGTCAGCACGTGGTGCTAACTCTTCTTCGCTGTCATCATCCTCTAAAACATATTCGTCAGCTGCAGCCTCACTGATTACTCTAATAGATTTAAAATGATTCATTGTCTGCCTCTTCTGGTGTTACCTCTACTTCATCAGAAGTGAAGAGTGTAGAGGCCATGGATAGTTTTTCTGTATCAATCCTATCATTTGCTTTTTGTAACAAAATATCTGTAACAGTGTCACGAAATGATGTTACATCATTTGCATTAATAAAGTCTACAGCATCTGATAATTTTGCTTCAATATCCATTTAGTTATACTCCTTCGTGTTTATTTATAATATTTTTTATATGAAAAATGGTAATTTGTAATCTATGCCATTGATGTTAATAACAACGTGGCCATCAGGAACTGCTACGACAGAATCTTCTGGAGCTGTTGAACCTAATGTTTGTGAGACTACTGATGTGTTTCCTGAATAAGCTGTCATGTCTCCAGATGAGACGCTTGATGAGTTATTGGCAACAGCGGCCATATAAGGAATCTTATAATCGATACCATTTACATTTAGAACAATATGACCGATAGGATTGGCAGCAATAGCATCATCAGGAGATAGACTGCCTAACGTTTGAACTACACCTGCACTAGAGGTGTTACCACTATTAACTGTTACGGTATGACTTGAATTAGTTACAGTTCCAAATGAGATATTACCATTACCGTCAGTTTTTAGAATCTGACCTTTAGAACCATCTGCATGAGGAAAAGAATATGCACTGTTAACTGAAAGAGTAGAAGGATTAGAACCTATCTCTAATACTGCAGTGCTGTTTGACGTATAAAGTCTTTTATCAGGTATATTTAAGGCTAATTCACCAGTTGACAAGTTTCCAGTAGTCGGTAAGTTTCCAGATACACTTGTCCTTTTAATTTTAATAACAGATGCCATAATAAGAACTCCTATCTAGGAAGTAAGGAAGGGCAGGGGTCAACCCCCTGCCTCCTGTCTTTAAAGTCTATATAGACTTTGCTCAATATTTATTTATAAGTTTTTTAACTTACTAGTGAGAATGTACCATTAGCGGTATAATTAGTTTTACTACCATCTTCTCTAGTAATTACTACATATCCAGGTCCACCAGAACCATTATTTTGACCAGAAAGACCTGGACCTGACCCACCAAATCCATATGCGGGTGGAGCATCACTTGGACCAGCACTTACACCAGATGTTGCTCCTGGTGCTGCACCATCAGCGCCTCCTAATGTACTACCAGAACTGGCAACATATGAAAGTTGTGAAGGTAGGTTATTATCGTCATCCTCAAAGTATCCTGATCCACCACCACCAGAGCCTATAGTGCCATTTGATGGGCTAGTTACACCACCGCCACCACCGCCATAGTAGCCGGCGCCGCCGCCACCATTAGCAATATTTGGACCAGGTGCAAATGAACCACTACTTGCACCGCCTTTTAATTTTTCACCATCTAGTGCATTGGGACCAGCCCCAAATGGGAAAGATTGAGCGCCAGCACCACCAGCAGATTGTGTACCACCTGCACCACTACCATGTCCACTACCACCTCTTGGTCCTGGTCCGGCTACTTGTGGTACACCATCACCACCAGTTGAACCACCACCCTGGCCACCATATGCATTACTACCAGAGTTTCCAGCGCCGCCACCAGCACCACCAATAACTACAGCAGCAGCGTGTAAGTTATCTACATTGAGAGGTGAAAATGGCTCTGTGAATACACCTGTAAGTGCACCGCCTCTAGCACCACCTGCACCACCACCGATTTCTAGTTCACTATTGATAGAAGCGCCAGCATCACCCATGTCACCGCCACTACCAATTAGAATGTGTAGTGTTTGATCTCCTGAGATTGTGTATTGTGCAGTAGTGTAACCACCACCGCCGCCTCGACCTGCGGTGCTTCGTCCACCACCACCAGCACCCCAAACCTCAATAGTAATTACTTCTGGTTTAATACCATCAAGGAAAGTCAATCTAGTTCTTCTTGCTCTCATGGTAGCGTCACCACCAAAGATATTATCAGGAACTGTAAATGTGCTTGCTGTATATCTCGCATTACCTTTTGTAACACGAAACTCATCAATGAAACCAGCAAACCCTGTGCTATCTAAAGGACCGCTGCCAACACGTAAAGCATTTCCACTTAACCCAGATGTTGCAAAGGTTCCTTGGGCAACACTAACACCATCCAATGACATAACAAGATTATCGGAAGCTCTTGAGAATGAAACAAACTGCCAAGCACCTGTTGTAACTTGCGTGCCAGATGATTGTGTTAGAGCAGTTCCACCACGATATGCTGTTAGAAAAGAATTACTGCCACTCGTAACAATACCAAAGTTTACACCATCAGTAGTCAAAGAAGCGATAACATTATTACCTGAAAGAGTAGTTGGATAAATCCAACCTTCGATTGTAAAATCTCCACTTAGATCAAACTCAGGTGCAATACCTGTTTGAATATAGTCTCCGGAACCATCTAACTTAACGGATCTGGTTCCAAATTTAACTTGTTCTGAACTTAACGTTGCGTCACCAAAAACTTGTACATCAGCAGTGTTTGCAATATCTTGAATAGGCATAATTTAGTTCCCCTATGTTTGTAAAAGAAAAGACACATTAGCTGCTAATGGATCGTCTTCAAATGTACCACCGTCACGTGAGCTGAATGCTTTGGTAATATATGCGTTTGTATTTGCTGTAGAGGAATTAAAAGTTGTTGTATCTGCTTTTGAGTTCCATGTTGAGCCTCCAACGAATGCAGTAGCATTTGCATAGAAGGCAACGGATGTAACGACTGTTTGTTGTAACTGACGATCACCAAAATCACCAGTTGTTTTTTGAAGTGGATTAGCACCATCGAACAATGTAAAGACAGAAGATGAGTTGGCAGAGATTAAACGCTCGTCTTTTACGTTAATCGCCAACTCACCTTCTTCTAATGAACCTGGCACCGCACCGGCTGTTGTTGACCTTTTTAATTTAATAATAGATGCCATTTATAATCTCCTGTTAGAATGTACCACCTTCCACTGTCGCTACTTCTGCGGCAATGAAGGCATTCGTATTGGCAAGAGTTGCTTGAAAAGTAGCCGCACTTACCTTTGCTGTCAAGAGACTATTATCAACGACAGAGTTTGCAAAACCAGTTACACTTGTAACAACTAGATCATCTGGTGTCAGATCTTCAACTGCTGTTTGACCAACAGAAACGGCTTTTACGCCACCAGTGAATACCTGAAACACACTAGTACCATTAGACGAATAAATTTTCTGATCTTTGGTGTTGATTGCTAATTCACCAACCTCTAAATCAGATAGAGTTGGAGCAGCACCAGCAGTCGAAGATCGTTTTAGTTTAATTACAGATGCCATTTTGTCAACTCCTTTCTATTCTACGTTTGAGAGTGAGAGGAGCACATCATACTCCCCTCACTCAATTTAGTCAAGTAGATTAGAAAGAACCACCGTCAATGATGGCGTCAAGTTGACCTTGTGCATACCCTGTACCACCCGTATCAACTGTTACAGTTGGATCAGCTTGCAAGTCTTTAAAGACCTTAAAGATACCATCTGTAGCATCACGGAAGATACCAGCATACTTTGAGGTTGAACCTTCGTCATACAAGGCATAGAAACCAGTATCAACAACGTCAGTCTGGTTGTTGGATGCCAACTTAATTAGTGGATCCATAACTTCCAAAGTAGTTGTCGAGATATAGGTTACTTCACCTTCAACGGTTAGGTTACCATCAATGTGCGTATTACCACCAACTGTTAAGTTAGTGCTAATGGATGCACGACCTGTGTGATTCAAGTGACCAGTTGGTGCTGGATCAGCAATGGTCAAGAAGTCACCAGTAAGTGTTGTGCTTAGGTTGTCAATACGAGTATTGGTATTGGCAAGTGCTGCACGCTCGGCTGACTGTACTGCTGCAATGAATGTGTTGGTATTAGCCAAGTTGCTAGCTTGCTTAGCTTCTTGTGTATCCAATGCTGACTGTGTAGCAGTATTCAAGTTACGAATAGCTGTGTTAGTAGCAAGCAAGTTGGTATTCAACTGAGCAATAGCAAGGTTAGTATTACCAAGACCGCCACCAGCTGATGCCTGAACTGATGCAATAAATGCATTAGTGTTAGCCAAATCTGCAGCTTGTTTAGCTTCTTGTGTATCAAGAGCACTTTGTGTAGCAGTATTCAGATTGCGGATAGCTGTGTTAGTAGCGGTCAAGTTAGTATTAACAAGATCGATACGAGCAGCTTGTGCAGCAATTGAAGTATTAGTATTAGCTAGGTCACTAGCTTGTTTTGCTTCCTGCGTATCCAAAGCACTTTGAGTAGCTGTATTCAAATTACGAATAGCAGTGTTGGTAGCAGTCAAGTTAGTATTAAGTAGATTAATACGATTGGTTTGTGTGGTAATATCAGTTGCGTTAGTTGTAATTAACGTACGAAGAGCTGTATTGGTAGATGTCAAGTTAGTATTGACAAGGTCAATACGATCTGACAACGCACCAGAACCACCACTTTCAAGTGCTGCTAAACGAGTGTTAGTGTTAGCAAGAGCAGAGCGTTCTGCTGTCTGTACTGAAGTAATAAACGCATTGGTATTGGCAAGAGCTGCCTCACCGATACGAACAACAGCACCACCAGCTTGCTTTGAATAAATTACACGGTCTGCTAAGTTAAGCGCAACCTCACCGACCTCTAGGTCGCTTGCGCTTGGTGTAGCACCTGGGGTGCTAGACCGTTTGAGTTTAATTACTGAAGCCATTTTTAATATTCTCCTATAGGATATTAATTAAGATTTTTTTTGCATTGGTGGAAGACCACCTCGGACAACTAGTTTCCCCGGAGGGGTATTTTTTGGCTTGTCCTCTAAGTTTGACTGAGGACTAGCCTCATCATTGATATTTTCAACCGGATTCATACTTTGAACTTCACTTTCATTATCACTTTTTCCACCGAAAAGACTTCCAAACATATTAGTTATGTTTGTATTTAATTTCTTTTCTGTGAACTTTTTATCAAGATATTTCAGCTTATCTTGATTAACTTTATTTAGTTTTTCGAGTTCTTTTACTCTCTCATTTAAATAAGTATTTTGAGACTCTAGTATTAAATTTTTTTTAATTAGTTCGTTGATATAGTCTTGCTGTTTATCAATATATGTGTTAATAACCTCTAACTTTTTACCATCGATTTCTTCCATGCTAGAAGTCTCCACCATCTAATACATTTACACCAAACGTAGGTGTTCCATTAGCAGCAATTTGTAAAATATTACCATTAGCCCCTGTAGCAAACCCCATCGTTGTTGTATTAGCACCGAACAAAACACCATCTTGTGTTAATGATGATACACCTGTACCACCTTGCTCTACGCCTAAAACAGTAGAAAGAATGAGTGTAGTAATGGTAGTATTGCCAGTAAATGTTTGGTTGAAGTTATTAGCGGCACCACCACCGACTCCAAATGAACCTACATACCTTGCACCACTTATATATACACTTTTACCAGTGAAGTCAACACCATTTGGTAGATTGTCTCCGATAAAATGTAACACTCCACTTTGATAATCAAAGAACCATTCATCATCATTACCTGAACCAACGGCAAAGACTTGAGTACCACCACTAGCACCAGCAGCATCGCCACTAGTATGTATATAAACTTTTACTCCATATGTGGCACCAATCTCTGTAGGAATCCAATCTGTTGATCCTGTTTTCCATGTTCTGTTAGCTGTAGCTGTACCGTCTGCTGTAGTCTCTACTGGATTAGAGGTTGGATATACTTGTACTACTCCACTAGATGAACCTGGCATAACAGAAGGTATAGAACCAGAGTTTTTCCAAACACGATCACCACGAAGCAATAGTGGACTTGCGATTGATTCGTTTGGAGCTTTCTTATTAGCATTTGTATCTGTTTTAGTTAGACCATAACCAATCTTTTTGAATAGATAGTCTAACTTCTGTGCGTCAGAGATAGCCATTTTATGCTGCTCCCACGCTGATTGAAGAGACTGATTCACCGCTTGCCAAAGCAATTCTAACCAATACCACGTTACCTGTAGAATTGGACATATTTTCGCTTCCTAGTGTTAAAGTCTTTGCTCCACTCAAACTTGATCCCGTGGCAATCCTATCACCAGGTGTAAAGGCACAACCATTCGATCCATTACCACCGTTACCCGTATCGCTACCTGGAACACCAGCACCAGCATATGTGATACCTGTATCTAACCATCCATTTAGTCCACTTGCATTATCAATAACCGTACCAGGTGCAGCAATCCAACAACCTGAAATACCTGATGTGCTTGTAATACTTAAAGTAAAGTTGGCAACAGCAACTCTGCGGAAGGCAAATGTAAAGTATTGAGTCCCTGTATCACCACTACGATCAGGGCCAACAGGTAAGTAACCTGAACTATAATCAGTGGTATCGTGTTTCAATACACCTAAACGGATTGTTGCTTCTCTTGTTCCTGAAACACCAGGATCACTAGATTCACTGTATAAACTATTAGTATAAAAATTAGTTGATCCATTAAATGATGGTGTATCTGTAGTAGCTGCATTAAAGTCAAATACACGGACTCCATCATCATCATGAGTAGCGCCTAATGAGTCAGCAACAGGAATAGCTTGCTCAACAATACCAGACTGTGATGCCGTGTGTACTTGAATCTTTCCAGTGAGTGAAGTGTAGGAACTTGTACCATTAACGTTCTTTACTCTTATTTTAGCGGTGTCAATGGTTCTTACACTTGAGGATGTAAGAGGAATAGATAAAGCACCAAGCGCATAAGCAGAACCAACACCTGTGTTGACGATTGGGACTCCACTTGATAGCATCGTTGATGCACCATCGATATCTGAGTATGAATAATTTTGATTACTAAATGCGGAAGAGCTTGTGCCTTCCTCATTAGTATCAGAATCAATCTCCACAATATTAGACTGATCTGTGTATGACTGGCCTACGAGATTATTTACTGTTACACCAGATAGCGTAAGAGCTGGTGAGCCACTATTATAGTAAGGGATGCCAGAAATATAACGTTTTGTACCACCCGTGCCTTCTGCTAACGTACCAACAGCGCCGAATGATGCAACAGCTGTTAAATCATCTTTAAGTAGAGCAACATAATTAGTATCCCCAGTTGCACTATGTCGTAATCTCATATCACTCACACCCGTCGCAAGGGCTGTGATATTTTTATTAATATTAGCACTGAATACTTGATAGAAGTTAGAAGGATAACTACCATCAACAGTATTAAAATCAGGTTGACTTGAAACCACTAAACTTGTAAATGTTCCTGTTTCACCAGAGGAAGTAGTAAATGCTTTTTCACCATCACCACTTCCGTTAATGTTTGCAGTCAAAGTTCCAGCAGCACCATTATATGCATTAGTGGCACTTGATGTAGTTACTGTGCCAGAGGTGTATCTTCTAGCAGTTGAAGTGTTTAAATCAGCACCAGCAACTAAAGGATTACTTGCACTGTTATCTGTAAAACCAGAGGCAAGTTTTGGATATGACCCCGCAGCAGATGTGCTTAGTGTAATGCTCTTAGTGCTTAAATTAGCTGGAGCAGAGGGAACAGCTTTTAAATTGAATGTTACAGTTTCTGTATCTGTTTGATAGGTGAGGTCTGGTGTACCGTTAGCGGTTAAGGTAACTGTGTAATTACCTGTGCTTTCGCCTGTATAATCATGATCAATTGTTGCGCCAATAGTACCAGGCGATGAACCATTTTCATTAATGGCAGCATCTACATCGCCATCACCCCATGCGTAACCATAAATGTTAGCATTCTGTGAAGTGTTTGTCATTCTAACTAATGCACGATTGACCCCAGCTAAGTCAGTAAAGCTATAAATTGAACGAGCATTGTCGCCACTAGCATCTGAAACTGTAACTGCTGTTCCTGATAGATTTGCTCTTACATCAGGTTCAACATGAACAGTAAATGTATCGCTGAGAAATGGACTGGATGTATGTAAACTTGTTACAGCAACATTACCGCTATAATCTCTGGCGGTTCCACTCGATTGATCAGCGTTTGATAAAGTATACAGATGTGAGATTGTTCCACCTGTATCACCACTGGCTCCAGACCCAACGTTGACAGTCTGTGAGTTGCCATCACCAAAAGTATAAACATATTGTAGACCAAAAGTGGCGAACGAACCAATAGTAGATTCAGTTGTATTAGTAAACGTAACTGTATGACCTGATGTACTTTCCTCGTTGATTCCTGTATTACTACTCAAGCTAACACTAGGTGTATGTGTATCATAAATTTTAAATGAGTTCGTTGTATTAGTAGGAATAACAGCAGGGTCAGCAGTATTATGAGCATCAAGAGTTAGTCTAACTACACGAGTCATTTCAGACTCTGTGTTAGCAGCAAAGGTATGAGCTAATCTTGCACCAGCAGTTCCACCAGCGTCACTATCAGATGTAATTACATCATCAGATGAACCATCATCCCAATCCCAGGTAAACTGAATCGTTGCACTACCAATATTTGTCGTATTGTTTTGGAAATAAACTGTTGCACCATCATCCCATGTTGTAATAGGCGAACCACCAGTAGGAGCAGCATATGCAGCAAATCCAACAACAGGGTTAGCTGTAGCAATAGTAATAAAGTCTGCACGTGAAAATACAGCAGAGCTTCCCTCACCGGACCCACTCGTGTTACTTGCAGTGACTTGAACTGTAAATGGTGATCCTGAGTTTGTGCTGTACGTGTGAGTTGGTGTCGTGCTTGATGTTGTATCTGTACCCGAACCATCACCCCAGTCAATAACAAACTGATTTGCATTGCCCTCTGCGGTAATAGTAAGCTGCACAACGAGACCAGCACCACCGGATGTTTGATCAGCAACGAAAGTTACTGATTTCACAAATGTATTATTACGAACGTTCTCGATAACTTCATTTAAAATATCAATAGCATCTGTGGTTTTTGTAGCTGCTGTAAAACTTTGATATGCACCATCAGTAGTCAGACTACCATCTGTAGGGCTACCTAAAGGAAGCTCCATACCAGTATTAGCACCACCACCAGCCTCTGATAACTCGTCATGTCTGGCAAGACGGATGCCACCATTAGATGAACCATCATGTACACGAACGGTCACGTTGGTTGTGTCCATCGTGATCTCACCGAGGGCTCCAGCAAACGTCGAATGTTGATTCGCCGTGCCCCTTCTAAGTCTCATCTCTGTTGCCATAGCCTAAACTCTTTTATAGTTTTATTTTGTATTTATAAACAGACTAAACACCTCGGCCGCCAAGATCACCGAAGTCTCTACGATCATCGATGTTGTCATTGAGTCCACCAAAGTCGTTTGTTATGAAGCCATGATCTATCTGAGGTATAGCTAAAATCATTAACTTATTATTGCTGTAAGATAAATTAATGTTACTTCCACCTATAATTCCATTAAGTATACCTTCATTAGTAATTCTATTGTTAGTATTTGCAATAAATGCTTGTAAGTATGTATTAGATACACCACCTGTACCAGCCACAACATTATCAATACGATTGTTAGTATTTGCTAGTTGACTTTTAATAAATGCATTTGTATTGGCAATAAATGATTGAAATGAAGTATTAGATACATCCCCGCTTCCACCGCCTCCGCTGCCTATACTAGCGATATATGCGTTTGTATTTGCAAGGTCGGCAGCTCTTTGCGAATCAACAGAAGCAATATAAGCGTTCGTATTTGCTATAAAGGATTGGAATACAGTATTAGATACATCCCCAGTGCCTCCACCACCACTCTCTAATGTAACAACTCGTGAGGTTAGATTTGCAAAACGAGCATTAGTGTTAGCAAGTGCTGCTCTTTCTGTTTGTTGTACATTTGTAATAAAAGTATTAGTGTTTGAAACAAATGATTGGAATTGACTGTTAGTAACTAATGCCTCGGCGATTAAATCCGAAGCTGTATTACCATCACCCTCTGTATCTTGAAAACCTAGAACAAGTTTTACACTACTACCATTCGATGTAGGAACAGTACTTAATGATGTGTTGCCCATAAAGATAGTATTGCTCGACAAGAACAAACTACCAAATCTTCTTTTATTTGAACCAATATTAAATGTATTATTAGCAGCAGGGATTATATGTTGAGTTTGAATTGTAGTAGTAAAATTATTACCATAAAAATCACGAGATACAAACTTGTTTTGTGAGGTATCAAATACTAGCGTTTTATTATTTGCAGCTGTAAAATTAACATCATCTAAGCCAAGTAGGCGCACTTCACCACCACCACTGCTAGTGCCACCGTTAAGTGCGGCCATAGCAAGTCGAGTGACTTGTGCACTAATTTGCTGCTTGAAACCTTGTAGATCTTCCTTTAGTTTATCTTCTAAAGGTTTTAGATCAGAAGGTCTACCATCACGCCCCGCTGGACCAACTGGACCGGCTGGTCCTTCTGGTCCTGTTTCACCTCGTGGACCGATGAGGCCACGTTCGCCACGTTTGCCCTGCGGTCCCTGCTCGCCTCTTTCCCCTTGTGGACCCTGTAAGCCTGGTTCGCCAGCTGGACCCTGTTGACCATCCCTACCACGTGGACCCCTTTCACCCTGTTCGACTATAACTAACTTTGGCTTCTCGCCATCTTCAGTAACAAAATTGATCTTTTTTAAAGATTTTCGGATTTCACTTTTGGCGAGTTCGAGAGCAGCATTAAGTAATTTTGCTTTCTCTAATTCGTTCATTTAATCCTCGTAATCGTCTGTTCCTAGATTCTCTAGTAGATTACTCATCTTTTCTATTAGTTTCCGATCCTCTTCATTCATTTCAACTGGTTCAAACTTTTCTTCTTCTGTATCTGGTTCGCTATCATCTTCAATACCATCATCACTCATTGGACTATCTTCATCGTCCTCTTCAGCTTTAATTTGTTTATCCATGTCACGAATCTCTTCTTCAGACATTTGTAAAATATTTTTACGAACCCAGTCAAGAGAATAATACTTACCAACGTACTCTTCAACCTCACTCATAAGTCGAAGACGCTCAGTTAAGACTTCAGCATTTTTCAACTCAGTAAAATAATTATCTTGTGGAAAGTCATAATACAAGTCTTCACGTAACTCTTTCCATTGCTTGCGGTTGATAACCCCCTTGAGAACTAATTGAATCTCAAGGAGGTTATCGAACAAATGGGTAAACCTGGCACGAAGTCTCTCAATAAACCGTGTGAACTTTAGTTCGTCTCGTGTAACCTCACTCGTTCGTCCGAGGTTGAACTGGTTTTCCGACTCCATTCTTGTAATAGGAACGTTCAAAGACTTATAAAGTTTACGACGGAAGTAATCAACATCATCCATTTCACCCAAGTTTTGACCACCTGGAAGCGTTGTGATTTCTGTCCCTCTACCGCCTTCTCTGCGTGGGAGCCAAAAGTCTTCCATCATGGTCATAAATTTACGATCATCTCTGATTTCTCCAGAGGATGCATCGTACACTAATTTATTTTTATGCTTTGCCATCATGTCAGCCAGATATTGTTCTGCTTTCATCTTAGGTAAGTTACCAACATCAATATAGAAGATACGGCGCTCTGGCGCACGAGATAATCTATAGATGACTGTGGCATCTTCAAGTGTGCGAAGTTGATTAAGTGGTTTGATAGCTTTGTGTAGATAGCCTAGTACCATTTTATTGGCAGGGTCAATCAATCCACTTGTAACATGACAGATAGAGTCTTTCGAGATCTTTACAGCTGTCTGATTGCTCTGTGCTGTAATGCCTTTTGGATGGTAGATATAATACTCTTGATAACCTCTTTCGATTTTCATATTAGTTCGCTTGTCTAACTCTGAGATTTTCTCACGAACTTTTTTAATTTTACGAGGATCAATCTTGCGTAACTCTTTGATACCATCACGTGGTTTCTTTTCATCAATCATGATATGATAATATAAACGGCCATCGATATACCATTGACGGAAAATATCGTACGCTATACTATTAAAGTCTAATAGTTTACAAACGTTATGAAATTCCTCACGGATTCGATCCTTGAGTGCTTTTCCTTGATCAATATCATCTAAAATGATATTTACTGGAGATTGGTTGTTAACAACGATAGCTTCATTAACAATATCTTCGACAGCATTATCGCACTCGGGTTGCATAGCCATTTCACGATAACGTGTGACTAGCTCTGCTTCTGATTTTGAATTACCTTCTAAGTCTACATAAGTACCATATACGCCACCAGAGGCAACTTCCATGGCACCGTCATCTTGTGTGGGTGGGACAAAGGACTTAATAGTCTCTTGTTGCTTTTCCTCACCTTTTTTTGAAATCTCAAACCCAAATAGTTGTACTGCCATTATCTCATTTCCTAAAAAGAATTATTATTCTATTTATTTAGTTGATATGAAAAACGGGAGCCGAAGCCCCCGTCTTTACAGTTATATACTAGTATATTAGCCGAATAGAGCGTTAGTAACTTGACCAACTGCGCCTTCACCAGCTACCCAATAATCGTAGGCAAACGTTACACCAAACTCTTCAACTGCGTCATTTGTTCCCCAATCCAAGTCAATAGCATCAACTGCAATAGGGAAGATACCTACGAAGTTGTAAGTTCGAAGTGGTAAGCCAGTTTTAGAAAACTGAGTTACTGTAGCGTTAGTCTTATACTGAGCAGTGGTAGCTAGTTCAAATGAACGTAGGTTTGTTTCTAAACCGTTAATAGCGTTTGACCAACGTTCCATACCATCACGGACCAAGAAGTCTTCATCGTTAATAATTGTAACAGACCAATCTTCAAAAGTCCTATTACCAGCAAGTTTGACTTCACGCCCGAAGTAATTAACTACTGCAGTTCCCAAAGTAGCTGCAGGGATCTGAGCAGCCTTTACCATAAATGATGTTTTAAGAAAAGCACCACGATCTACTGGGTTGTCGATGGTTACTTGGAATAAGTTGTTTCGAGCGCCGCCGAAAGTCAACTGTCCCTGAAACCCTGTGATATTAAATGCCATTTGTTTGACTCCTTATCTTTTTATTATTTATATTAAACTTGGCCAACTACTTCACTAAAATCGACGCCAGTTCTGACAGCGACAAAGTTTAGCTGGATAAAGTTGATAGACCGAGCTGGTTTGATAAAGATGTCACCAATGAACTCATTACGGTCAATGACCTCTGGGCTGTTATTAGTTTCGTCACAAACAACACGGAAGTCAGTGATACCACGCCGACCTTGAACATCCCGTAGGAATGGCTCAACTAGATTGACGAAGTTTGCACGTGTGAACTCATCGTTGAACTCAAACAAGGTGAACTTAGAAGCAGTAGAGATTGCTTTCTCAAGTACAATGAAGAGTCTACGAACATTGATTCGATCAAAGGCGCTTGGTTTGGCGAGCATTGTTTTATCGCCGAACAGAACTGTACCTTGACCTGGGAATGATACAACAGGATTTACACCAGCTTTATAAAGAACGTCACGTTCTGCTTTATTAGGATTGAAAGCAAGTTTAACAACATTCTTAACATTACCACGGTTGAAGCCAGCTGGTGAATACCAAGGATCACGAACCTGATCGGTACGAACCATTGTACCAGCAGTATCACCGTTAAGTGGAACATAGCGGAATACGTCGTTGAATTTATCATATTGATATTTCCAACCACTATCCATTACACCATACGAGGATGATGGAAGAGTATTACGATATGCGACAATATCTTCAGCCTGCTTACCTGAGTATAGAGCATTATCAACGACATCAGCACGCTCTGGAGAAAGGATAGCAATACAATCCAAACGCTTTTCAGCAATGTTGTTGATAAGATGTGTAGCACGAACCTGGTTAGCAGCAGCACCCAAGATAAATGAAATGTCTACTTCATCTGGATTGCTGAACTTTTCGTAGCCATCGATATAAGCAGCATTTGTTGGTGAGATACCATCACGACCATTTACCATCGAGACTGTCTGTGGTGTAGATCCACCAGCAAACGTTGTTCCTGCAGCTTTGTTACCAGCGTTAGTGTTACCTGAGTTATGAGCAGCCCAGAAAAGATATGCTGAACGATTGTTGATAACGTTCACATAATAATTAGAGTTGCCCTCTGGTGTTTTAGCATCTGATGCCATTGATACGGCAGCATGACGCTCAATAACTTGGTTTTTGACACCAGTCCACTCACCACCCTCGTCGATGATGGCAATATGCATTTCATCAGCTGAACCACCAGCAGTAGTAGCAAAAGGTGAAGTACCTGGAGCAGCGTCAAATAGATTGTGATGTTCCCAGCGACGATTTACAGAGGCTGACTGAACTTTTGTGCTATCGTCAGTAGTGCCTAGTTGCTGACGAGTTGGTGCACTCTCTAGTGTAATAGAACCAGAGGTTACTGAAGCGACTTTTAGCCCATCGCCAATATTAATGGTTGAGCTTGATAGAGAAATACGATCACCAACAGTAATATCAGTTGATAGATCAACGTTTGGACCTGAAGTTAGGTCTGCACTAGTATTTGCACCCTTTGTTAGAACAGTTGTACTACCTGCTGTGAATACAAGGTTAGCTGACAATGCAGATTGGAATGCTGCTGCTGAAGCACAAACTGAAACTTGTAGTGAGTTACCCAGTTCACCTGGATACTTAGCAACCCAGTCACCTACTCCTGAGATACCAGAAGAGTAATTTGAATCATAATGATCATCATTTTTAATCACTGTATTTTGAGTATTAGCTGCATTAGCTGTAGAGTTACGAGCTGCTGTTGCATCTGAACTACTATCGCTAGGCTCAACTACACGAACAACCTGCAAAGCGTTTGAATAAGATAGAAAGTTTGATGCAGTGAAAAAGTCATCAGCTGTGTTAGCATTTGGTGCTTGGAAGTTATTAACTAGGCCTGTTTCGTCAGTTACCAAAACGATTTGATCGACTGGCCCCCAACGAAAGTGACCGGCGATGCCAGCACCTGTTGTTTGTACGGCAGGAACAATAGTAGTGAGATCGACCTCACTAACGTTCACGCCTGGAGATACTTGGAAAGGCATTTCTTTACTCCTTATGTTGAAGAAACGAACGTATCAATTCGTTTTATTTATAGAAAAGCCTATTTTAACTAAGTTAATAAATAGAAATATGAAGAGTAGAGAGACACGAAATAAAATGCGTCAAGCAAAATTAGGTCGCAAATTTTCCGATGAAACCAAACGGAAAATGAGCGATTCTCATCGTGGGAAGAAACATAGTGAGGAGACGAAGAAAAAAATAAGCGAGACTATGAAGAAGAAAAAAGAATCAGTAACCATTATCAATCCATGGTCTTAGATCTTCGAGAGAATAATTATCAACTTGTTCGCCCACATTTAATTCTTCTGTGCCATCATTATAAAAACCAAATGGTAGCATCTCCTCTTCCATCATATCCTCTTTATCTGCTAAAAACTTTTGTCTGATATCTGAATTGGTTAAATCTTTAAAATACTCTTGACGAATAAGCCAACCAAATAATACTAAACACATTGCTAGATCGTCATGATGACCTTCGTCAGCCTCGTATGATTCTTTCTTAGAAATAAAGTTAGATAATTCTTCGATAACATCGAAATCTTCAATGATAATTTTTTGGTCTTCAACTAGATCTTTTAGAGTCGAGCATCCGATTCTCTTTACCTGTTTAGTTGTTCTTACACCTAATTGTGCATTCTTACCAAATCCACCTCCAACTCTTTGTCCAGCCCTGCCCCTCATAGCGGTAATGAAAAGATTTTCATACTCTAAATCACGGTATAAAACACTAGCAACTTGCTCGCCAATATCATTAATTTCTACTAAAATAAATGCTTGATTAAAATTATTAGCTACATTATAGATGAGCTCTGGGTACATCATTGGAGATATTTTATTATCTTTATATTTTGCGACAACTCTGTAAGGGATTTGTGTAACATCTATAACCACGAAGGCTGAATAATCTCCCTCTACACCTCTAGCTGTATCTACAGTAATTACATATTCATGACCAGGTTTAATTTCTTCATATTGATCGAAGCCTTGCTTTTGAAATATAGGCCGAACGAATGCTAAATTACGAAGTGTATTAGCATTGATGAGAGTATTAGAGGTGCCTAGGAAGTTACATGCAAATTCTTGATCAAATGACTCTTCACTAGTATTAGCAATCTGTTGTAGCTTCCAATCTTCATCTCGTCCTGGTGTTTCCCACCAGTTCACAGCAAGAGGTATGAAGTTACTCCGCTCCTCCTCTGCCTCTACCCACATTTTATAAAAGTGATTCATTCCTTTAGGCGTAGAAACTATAATCATTTTAGTTTCAGTACCAGATGAAATAGTAGGATAGACTGATTTGAAAAACTCGTCAGCCAATCCATGCGGCACGAAGGCAAATTCATCAAGAAATACCATAGAGAAAGATTGACCACGAGCAGCGGATCCTGTAGTAGATGTAGCTATGATCTTTGACCCATTCTCTACTTCAATTGAACCTTTGTTCCACACAAGAATCCCTTGCTGAAGCCAGAGCGGTAAGTTCTCATATGCCTTCTTCACACGATCGAGAAGCTCTCTGGCTAGTTCTGCTTTATTAGCAAGGACAGCAATATTCTTATCAGAGTTAAATAGCAGATAGTAAAGAATGAAAGCAACGACAGCAGTAGACTTACCTGACTGTCGTGGCATTTTAGTTATAACAAATCGATTATCATTAAACGTATTAATCATACGCTCTTGATATTCGTAAAGATCAAGAGGTATCAAACCCTTATCTACATGAACAATTTTAACATAATTGTTTACGAAGTAAATAGGATCCTTAGCACACTTAACATATTCTTGAATTTGTTCTTGTGTAAACTCAATATTCACGCCAATCTTTTTTAGATTGGGATTAGACAAATAAGCATCAGACATTATTTACCTTTCAACTCTTCAATGTCTTTTCTGTTTTTATCAATAAATTCTTTGTTCTTTTGAATATGTGCGTCTTGGGCTGCATCAATTAGTCTTTGAATACGAATGCC